GACTACTTCATCGACGGGGAAATTCGTTTCCCACCAGAACCCACCCTCAAAAAAGACGGTACCTATCGAACTGTCTTTGGTTATGCCGCGTCCTTCAAAGGACGTATCTACTCGAACTCTGACTCCAATATTAGATTGGGAATGCGTCGCCTTTTAGATTGTCGAAAAGGTGAACCCATACTGGACTCAGTGTTAAGTCGCCGGCAAGTAGAATTCTTCAAACGCTTCGATATTAGTCGATTAACGGAGCTTTATGCACCATATCTCAGTGAATACGAAGGTATTTACGAAGAAGCCCGTGTACACCACGCCGACCCTCACCAGAAGAAAGCCTTAAGAATCCAAGCATGGAAGGAACTTCAGGAGTCGGGGGAAGTGTTCAAGAAACTGTGGTTACGCAAGACGTGGTACAAAATGAAGAAGGGAGAATTAGCCAAGACACTCAAATATGCCAGGATGATTGGTGATCTCGGAGTTGCAGCTTCACTACAAGGATTTATCATCACTTCTCTATTGAAAGAGGCACAGTACAAGGAGCCTTTAAGAATTAATGGAGGAGAGATACATTTTTGTAAAACGCCGTATCGTGAAGCTCTGAAATTCCACTTTGATCGTCTCATTGATCCTCCCGGTCGGTTCCACTTCGTGTACTTCTCGGATGACGCCGCTCTATCCATCCGAATCGGCGAAAAAGTTTTTAGATTCAACGTTGATATCTCCAGTTGCGATGCTTCTCATGGACCAAGCATCTTCAAAGCTTTTAGTCGTTTAGGTACAGGTCGCGCTCGTGAGGCATTGGAAACCCTCGTAGACCAGTGTCGGACCCCGATTGAGATAAGGTCTTTAGGTATATCAAAAAGAAAACAAAAAATTAGAAAGATAGATAACTCACCCACACTTTATAGCGGTGCTACTATTACTACCGCAATTAACAACGTCGCCATCTTGTGCATAGCTTACTGTATTTCCTACGTCGATTTCTCCGGAGACGAGGAAGTAGAGGAACTTGTATACCTCATCAAAAACGCCGCATCGGCTTGCGGTTATCTCGTCAGCGTTGACATCTGCGAGATTCCTGAGGATATACAGTTCTTGAAGAACTCACCTGCACTTGATGAAAACGGAGTTTATGAACCAGTATTAAACCTTGGAGAGTCTGGCTATAATTCTTTTCAAGAGGTCATACAATTACAAATATTATTAGCCAATAA